CTGTGTCAAAGGGTGCGGGCCTGACAGCCGCTGGCAGAGCCAAGTATAATGCTGCTACAGGTAGTAACTTAAAGGCGCCTGCGCCCAGCCCGAAAACAAAAGCAGATGCGGGACGCAAAGCGTCGTTCTGCGCGCGCATGGGTGCAGTAGCTGCTAAGGCAAAAGACGGAGAACGTGCCAAAGCTAGTTTGAAAAGGTGGAAATGCCCATGAAACCCGGATTATATGCAAACATCAACGCCAAGAAAGCCCGCATCGCTGCTGGCTCTGGCGAGAAAATGCGTAAAGCAGGCGACAAAGGCGCCCCCACCGCCAAGGATTTTAAAGAAAGCGCCAAGACGGCCAAACCAACTAAGAAGGGTAAGTAAATGGCAGGCAAAAAGCCAACAATGCGTGAGAATATTTCGTCACGTCCAACCGACAGTTCTGGCCGTCGCGCATCAGACGCCGACCTTGGTATAGGCCCCGGCGTTGCTGCTGCCCGCAAAGCCGCAGCCGAAAAGATCATGAAACGTGAAGGCACGACAAGCCCAAGCGGCGCTCGCCCAGCACTAATGCGGATGCCCACGCCAAGCAAGCCAGCTAAAGCGCCAGCAGTTAAGGCGCCAAAAGCGCCACAAATTATCCGCACTACTACAAACATGAAGCCAACACCAATGGGCAAAAAGCGTTAATCATGCCCCTTAGTAAGTCACCCAGCAAAGCTGCGTTCCGCAAGAACATCAAAGCAGAAGTAAATGCGGGTAAACCTGTGAAACAAGCCGTCGCCATCGCCTACAGCGTGAAGCGCGCCGCCAGCAAAGGCAAGAAATAATCTATGGCCGACCCCACAGGCATTGAAGCGGCAGGTAAAGTTGCCAACGTAGGATCGAACGCGCCTAAGACAACGCGCGACGATCACGATAAGATGGCTACCCTGCGTAGCCGTCTTCAGATGGCGCAGGCTGCGTATTCAGACAGCCGTGAGGACGAACTAGACGATCTACGCTTTATGGCCGGCAGCCCTGACAATCAGTGGCAGTGGCCTGCTGACGTGTTGTCAACACGCGGCAGCGTGCAAGGACAGGCTATTAACGCACGTCCATGCCTGACAATCAACAAGCTGCCACAGCACGTCCGTCAGGTAACAAACGAACAGCGCCAGAACCGTCCAAACGGTAAAGTAATACCCGCGGATGACAACGCCGACGTACAGGTCGCAGAGATATTCAACGGTGTGGTGCGCCACATTGAATATATGTCAGATGCCGACGTTGCGTATGACACAGCTTGCGACAATCAAGTCACCTACGGCGAAGGTTACATCCGGCTGCTGACTGAATATTGCAACGACGATACGTTTGACCAAGACATCAAGATTGGCCGCGTCCGTAACGCATTTAGTGTTTACATGGACCCCACCATCCAAGACCCATGCGGCTCAGATGCCGAATGGTGCTTCATCACCGAAGATATACTAAAGTCAGAATATGAGCGTTTGTTCCCTGACGCATCGCCAATCAGCACATTATATAGCCAAGGCGTTGGTGATCAGGGCATTTCGTCGTGGCTGCAAGAAGATACGATCCGCATCGCGGAGTATTTTTACAACGTTTATGAGCCTGAAACGCTGCATCTGTACCCAAATAACCAGACTGCCAAGGCTAATTCGCCAGAAGACAAGCAGCTTAAAGAAATGTACGGCAAACCGCTTCGCACACGCAAAGTGGACCGAAAAAAAGTCATGTGGATGAAAACCAATGGCTATGACATTCTTGATGAGCGCGAGTGGTCAGGCAAATATATCCCTGTCGTGCGCGTAATTGGCAACGAATGGGAAGTTGACGGACAGATATACATCTCTGGGCTTGTGCGTAACGCCAAAGACGCCCAGCGTATGTACAACTACTGGACCAGCCAAGAGGCAGAAATGCTTGCATTGGCGCCTAAAGCGCCATTTATCGGTTACGGCGGCCAGTTTGAAGGCTACGAAAACCAGTGGAAGACTGCCAACACGACCAACTGGCCGTATTTGGAAGTCAACCCAGACGTTACAGACGGCGCTGGAGGCGTTCTACCGCTTCCGCAACGCGCACAGCCACCTTTGCCACAAACAGGTCTGATACAGGCTAAAATGGGCGCTGGCGAGGACATTAAGGCCACAACCGGCCAGTACGATGCGTCATTGGGCCAGCAAGGCAACGAACGGTCTGCAAAAGCTATCGTCGCACGCGAAAAGCAGGGCGATGTTGGCACGTATCACTACGTTGACAACCTTGCGCGGGCAATTCGCTACATTACGCGCCAGATTGTCGATATGATTCCTAAAATCTACGACACACAGCGCATCGCACGCATCATTGGTGCTGATGGCGAAGTCAGCATGGTCAAAATGGACCCCGCGCAAGAAGAAGCTGTACGCGAAGTGCGTGACCAAGAAACTGGCGGTCTAATCGAAAAGATTTACAACCCCGGCGTTGGTACATACGACGTTATGGTCACTACTGGCCCCGGCTACATGACAAAGCGTCAAGAAGCACTTGATGCCATGAGCCAGATTCTGCAATCCAACCCACAGCTTTGGGCTGTTGCAGGCGATTTGTTCATTAAGAACATGGATTGGCCCGGCGCGCAGGAAATGGCGGAACGGTTCAAGAAAATCCTTGATCCTAAAGTACTTGCTACAGACGATCAGTCACCTGAAATGGTTGCCGCACAGCAACAGATGGAAGTTATGGCTGAAGAACTGAACCGCATGGTCGATATTATCGAAGGCGTGCAGGCTGACGTTGCGAAGCGTGAAGTAGACATCAAGGAATACAAGGCACAGGTAGACGCCTACGACGCTGAAACAAAACGTATCAGCGCGATGCAAGCAGGGATGACAGAAGAGCAAATTCAGGATATTGTCATGGGAACGATTGCTGGCGCATTGGATACAGGTGATTTGATCAGCGGATCACCAGAAATGCGTGAGCAACCTGACATGACCGAAGAAATGCCTCCGCAGCAACCAATGCAAGATATGGGCGGTATGCCTGAGATGCCACCTGAAGGAATGATGTAATGACCATAAGCCTCAAGCATACCTTTGCGTCCGCTAAAACTGATAGCCTTGACGTAACGCTTGTCCAGCCGTCCAACTGGAACGCAGAACACGAACTGACGGCTGCTGCCGGTAAAGTTCTTGGCCGCGACACGTCTGGTGCAGGCGCGGTGCAAGAATTGCCGATCTCCGTTACGTCTGCGGGCAATGTTACTATACCTAACAATTTTGCCGTTACAGGTACTGTGTCGCTTACCAACGCACTTACTGTTCCAAACGGCGGCACAGGCGCAGCTACGCTGACAGCTAACAGCGTCCTAATCGGCAACGGCACGTCGGCTGTGACTGCTGTCGCGCCGGGTGCAGTGGGCAACACCTTAACCAGCAATGGAACATCATGGACCTCGGCAGCAGCCGCACCAAGCGCGGTTCAATACCCTCAAAATAGCCAATCGGCAAACTACACGCTGATAATAACCGACGCCGGTAAGCAGATATTTCACCCTGTATCCGACGTTGCTTTTCGCACTTACACAATTCCTGCAAACGCCAGCGTAGCATTTCCTATTGGGACGGTTGTTCTGTTCACGGTAGAAAACGGCGGAATAGCGGTTACTGTTGCTATTACAAGCGACACGCTTGTTTTTGGTAACGGAACAACCGGCTCATTGGTTGTTGCACCCAGTAATACGCTTATGGCTATCAAGGTCACTGCTACGAAGTGGATGGCAAATTACTTATATCAAACAGGTTCTCCGGGCCAATTCGTGCAGTCTATTGCTGTAGCGCACAGAAGTACGAACGCCGTCACCGCATATCCTTGGTCGGTTTCAGGTTTTGGTACTAAATACGCCAACCCGGCTACGGTGCCTGTCGGTGATGGCAACGGCGTAGCGTTTTCACCTACGGGTAACGCTATAGCTGTAGCAAGCGCAGGATCACCCTTTGTCACCGCATACCCGTGGTCTGGTTCTGGCTTTGGTACAAAGTTTACCAATCCAGCTACGCTGCCCACGGGCGCCGCCCAAGGCGTAGCGTTTAACCCAGCGGGCGACGCTATTGCCGTAGTGCACACCACAACACCTTTCGTCACAGCATACCCGTGGAGCAGTTCTGGGTTTGGCACTAAATATACCAATCCAGCTACACTGCCTACTGGCACAGGCCGAAGCGTAGCGTTCAGTCCTTCAAGCAACGCCATAGCCGTAGGGCACGACGCATCTCCTCTTATTTCTGCTTACCCGTGGAGCGGCTCCGGCTTCGGCACTAAGTTTACCAATCCAGCTACACTACCGACTGGTGCTGGCGACGGCGTAGCCTTCAGTCCTGCGGGTGATGCCATAGCTGTAGCGCACGACAACACACCCTACATTACAGCTTACCCGTGGAGCGGTTCTGGGTTCGGCACTAAGTTTACCAATCCCGCTACATTACCGACTGGTAATGGCAACGGCGTAGCGTTCAGTCCTGCGGGTAATGCCATCGCCGTAGCGCATGCCACAACACCATTCATCACCGCCTACCCGTGGAGCGGCGCCGGCTTTGGTACTAAGTTTACCGACCCAGCTACGCTGCCCCTAGCTGATGCTTACAGCGTAGCTTTCAACACAGCAGGCGACGCTATAGCTGTAGGATACGAAAATACTACCCCCTTCATCTCCGCCTACCCTTGGTCTGGCTCAGGCTTTGGTACTAAGTTTGCTAACCCAGCTACACCGCCTACTAGCGATAGCAGGGGCATAGCTTTTACAACCGGCACATAGGAAAAAATATATTATGATATACACACAACTCAGCGACGATTACAAATACGACACCATAGCGGATGCCATGTACGCACGCGAGATTGAGCATTTCCATTACGACTTTGACCGCAGGAACTTTGAGCATCTGCTGGCAAACGCTACAGACAACGAGTTTGCGGCCAATGTAGCAGAACGGCTGAACAGCACGCGCAAAGAAATGGGCAACGTAGAGGCCATTATGTCGGCGTTGAAAGAGCAGATTGAAGACCAAGCCGCATACGCTGCGGCTGTTGTACGTGTAACCGCCAAGCGGGAAGCAAAGGAAGCAGAATAATGTGGTATGTCCAAGCCCAAGGCGACACCTTCATACGGCACATCTTTGATGTAGAGCCGACGCAGTGGGACGCGGATAACTATTGTTACGCGCGCGCGTTAACACCTGAACAGGTCGAACATTTTGGTGTACACAAGAAACAGATCGTCACGCCGCCATATCACGACCCCGCAACGCAGAGTCTTGAAGAAGGCCCAGCCGTATTGGTCGATGGTGTCTGGACGCAGAACTACATCGTAACGGACCTTGATGCAGACGCGTCAGCCGCAAAGGTCGGAGCGCAATGGACTGTCATTCGTGCTGAACGCAACAAGTTGCTGGTCGAATCCGATTGGACGCAATTACCTGACGCGCCTGTAGATGCTGCTGCATGGGCCACATATCGTCAAGCCTTACGCGACGTAACGACCCAAGCTAACCCGTTTGCTATTGTCTGGCCCGAAAGTCCATCATCATGAAATGCGCTGATTTTGTAGGCACACTGTTTCTCGCGCGCGATGTAGCCCATTCGACGCACCTGAACACACGCAGCTTTGCCAAGCACTCTGCCTTGAACACTTTCTATGACGAAGTGATCGAACTGGCTGACAAATTTGCTGAAGCCTACCAAGGCAAATATGGCCTAATCGGTCCTATTTCGCTTATGTCAGCTAAGAAGACAAACAATATTGTCGCGTTTCTTGAAGGTCAGCTAGACGAACTTGAGGAAATGCGGTATAAAGTCGTTGATAAGGATTGCACTCCAATCCAAAACATTATCGACGAGATTTTTGGGTTGTATTATTCAACCTTGTACAAATTGAAATTTTTGGCTTAGGA